TAGACATTGCTGCATATTCTTCTTCACTAATAGGTTCATAAGGCGCTTGTTGATAGGTATGCTCTGAGTACGGTAAGAACGACACACCGCTGATCTTGTCGAACTTGTTATATAACCACTGTCCTACTTCCAAGAACTCATCGTCACGATAGTAACACGTCATTGACGGCTTATGTTCACACCAGAAGTCCTGATAGATCTCCCATAGTTCTAACTGCTCCATAGCACCCATCTCAGAGGCCACTACAGCCCCGTCAGGAGATTTAATGGGAAAGGAGAATACCTTGGTAGTGGGAGACATTACATCGTCCTCTACGGGGATTCCAGACGCTTCGAGGACTTGACAGAGGGGGTCTCTTGCATCCGCTCTAACTCGTCTAATGTACTGATCTGAGTATCTAGGGTGGATACCAGAAGCAGAATCAACCAACTGACTAACAGTACCGGAAGGTTTAACAGCAGTAATGGCAGTGCTAACATTAATACCAAGCTTAGCAGCCCATTCTGCATTAGTTTTAACCGCTTCCTCTTTAAGTTCAGTGAGCCAAGTTTTGAGAACACCTTTATCTCTCCTTCCTGATAGTGTCAGATGGTCCATAATGCCCGTTAAGCTAACGCCTAGCAAAGCTTCTTCTTCTGTATTGTTTTGCCACACCTTCCTTAAGTATCTAAAGTTTGTGAGGGTAGCCTGTAAAGTTCCAAGGATAGTCGCAACACGTACTTTTCGTTTAAGGTCTGACAACGTATCGGTTGACCTGACAACAACTTCCGATAGATTGCAGAATTGGTAAGGCCGTAGGATGATCTCGCTACATGGATTAGTTCCAAAATCATAGGTAGCATCTCGTCGCTCGTTCTTTGCAGCTTGTTTTTGACTTGCGACTCTAGAGAACATACCTCGCTCTCCTGATCGGGACTCGTATAAACTTTTCCACTCATTTAAAAATGCCTCAAAGTCTGGCTTCTCTGTATAACATGCGCTGTTGTTTGCTAGTCCCCGTTGGGGATTATCTTGCCACCACTGGCCTGACTTGCATCGTCGGAGTCTATCGTCAGTGAGGTTAGATAAACTGATGAGAGCGGACCTGCGTACACCGCCGACGACGACGATCTGTGCAATCTTACAGCAGAGATCATGACATTCGATGGAACTAAGTTTACGTCCAGCAGCCTCCCGAAAGACGCTGACTGTGAAGTTGAACAAATCGACAAGAGGCTCTGGACCAGACGCTCTACCTCCAAAGGTTTTAAGGGCTGCCCCTGCAGATCGTACTCCAGACACGTCCCATTTTGGAAGTTGACCTGAATAGAGCAAGCTAACAAGTTCCCTGTAAGCTTTAGCCCATCCAATTTTACTGTCGGCGACGTGTATAACGGTATCGGTTTCATGAAATTCCTCTGCTACTTCTGGTAATTTTGTTACATACTGGCGCTCCACACTAAAGCCTACTCCAGTACCACACATTAAGACGTACATCATCTCGTCAAATGCTTTTGGGTGATCAATGGGCATATAGCTGCAGTTAAACCCTGCAACATTATCACGGTCAAGGGCATCTCCTGCTGTCATCAAAGCCCTCATGCTGGGCATAACATTTAAGTCATGAATATCTGAGAACATTCCGTTAGCTTCTTCAAGACTGATCTTACCCTTCTCAATCCAAAAATTTAAGTAGCGATCTATTGTTTCTTCCCAAGTCTCCCGTCGCTGCTCCTCTGGTAGGTAACGAGCGTAGCGTGACTTGTGAATGTATTGTTGATATAAGTCCATTACTGTTCCTTTAAATATCTTCGTTGTGGTTTCTGTTTTGGTGGTGTCGCTCCTTTTTGTTTAAACTTTTTCTTGCGATTAAACTTATCTGAGCGTTCTTGTTTTCGATCTATCATAGCCCTTCTTCTTTATGGTCCATGTTTATCCATTCATCCGGTAGCGACTCTTCGCTAAACCATCTGAATCCTTTTGAGCTTGCCCACTCTGCGTGAGATCTTTTAGTTCCGTCTGTTCGACGCTTAGCCTGCGGCATTGGTGCGCTAGGATCAGAGAACAAAAAGACTAGCTCGTAATTTTTTGGTAAGGATTTGTTTATCCAAACATACTTGGTGTATTCAGGTGCATCCCAGAAGCGTCCTTTAGCTTCAAGCAATATTGTTTTACCGTCTATTACTTTAACAAAGTCTGCATGGTATGTGTGTTCAACGACGTAGTCAACCTTTTCTGTATGAATGTTCCACTCAGATAACGGCCCAGAATGAAGCTTGTATTCCCAATGTGAGTCATATCCCGGCTCGGTATCTTTTTCTCTAGGGCGAGCTACTCTGCGTTTACGATATCCTTTTCTTATTTTTGGTTGCTTACTCAATGTACTACTGCTCCTCTTCGTGATATCTCCAGCTCTAGGGCAGATTGTAAATCAAACAAGGCTTCATCTTCTACAGACTCTACATTATTGCCACTAGTAAAATGTGCGGCAAACCCAAGAATTATTATTTCAAGCGGAATTAAAAGTCCCTGTTGATCATCTTCCATGTTTGCATCTCAGTTTTAATATCTTCTAAAGTGAATGAACTTATTAATCGTTTAGGGTATTTGACAACAAGACTCTTTAATTTTTTTCGTACCCATCGCTCAGAAAAGGTACTAAGAAAAAACTTGTTGTTGGCAAAGACATGTGTCTGATCAGGAAGAAGTTCTTTATAATTATGTATAGTGATCATCTTGGCTTCTTCTTCAGAGACTAATGTTCTAAGCCAAGCAACAAGTATAAAACCTATTTGCTTATTAATTTGCTTTATTTTTTTTCTATTCATAGTAGGATCTCATCAACTCGTGGGGGCACTACGACTTTTGTAAAGTATGTAGGCCCATTAGAATATGCGTAAGCCTTTAATCCTTCCCCCTTGTTAGCATCAGAATAACACTCAAACTTGTAGGGGCAGTACGCACATCCAGAAGGAAGTTTCATATTACCTTTCTTACCTTCAGGTATAGGATCGTAGCATCGTTCGGGTGGGGTGTCAACAGCAATAGCAGCTTTAACCTTTTTTATTTTTTGCTTTATGTTCGGCTTTTCAAGGTCGTCTGGTCGGAATAAACATAGCTCGCCGCTCTCTTTATTAATAACAAGGAAGCCGCCGTGGCTTGTATCTTCAGCCGTTTCATATCCAGAAAGCTGGGCCAAATAACCAAAGGGATCGTTGTCTGCTAGTGAGCCGTTTTTAAATTTAGTAAATGCAAACTTAGAGGCTGTTTTAACATCAACCACCTCACCGTTTATTTTACAATCCATATGGCCTTTAACGCCAGATACATCTATTTCTTTTTGTTCTGAGGTAACCTCATGCCCAGCCATTCGAACCAACATTAAAACTATTTCTTCTAAAATATGACCATATAGAAATTTAATTTGTGTTGATCCGCTAATAGAACGGAAGTCTGAAGGGCTTTTGCTTTCATACCACAGCTGTCGTAAAGGTCTTCCAATGTTAGACATCCGAAGTCTGAAGCTGTTGTCAGCTTGTCGTGGTTTAGACCAAGCAAGTATGCTTTCTTTCATACGTGCAAGAGTTAAGTCTAGTTCTTCTTCAGAGATATTTAAGGCTTCTCCAGATGAAAGACCTTCTAGATTAGAATAAATATCTTGAATAAGCGTGTTTAAATTTTTCATTCTGATTCCAGCTTAACTTGATTAATAACTTGACGGGCTTCTTCGATAGAACATTGAAACCATTCGCCTTGTTGGTTAAATTTAGCAGCAAGTAATTGATGCGCTTGAGACTCTGATGCTCGACGATCACTCATCTTACAAAAGAATTGTAACTCATAATCACGAAAAGGGCTAGAGGTTTGATAACCTTTTAACCTATCCGTTGCGTCTACAGCCATGCCAACCTTTACCCAGCCCTCAAACGCAGGATTAGTAATAATGTATACTTCACCTTGTTTAGAAGATTTGTAGTTTTGTAAAGAACTAAAAGCAGCTTCTTCAAAGCCTTTGTAGCGTCCCGGTTTATGTAATGGATGTGTCATGGGAATATACTTACCGTCCACCCACATTCTTTTTGGATTATTTCTTTTATGAGTTTCGATGTTCTCTAAGACTCTACAAGTTTTACAATGACTTCTAGACGTTCCCTTGTGTTTATGGAAGCTGCTTAGGGGTAGAGTTTCTTTACACTTTGTACATTGTTTAGTTGCCTCTGCCATGTATAGTTTCTTAGTGTGTATCAGCCCAGTTGTTTCCAACATTGTACTCTCCTGTTAGTTCACATTTCAAGTTAAAGTCTCTACCAGCCTGTTCGATTGCAGCAATACCTAACTCACCTACTTTATCTGCTACATCTTTGTGCGCTTCAATCTGCCACTCATCGTGGACGTTAGCAACAAAGTGTGCATCTAAGTCTTTGATACTTTCTTGCAGATTGACAACTGCTTTTTTCATTACAATAGCACCAGCACCTTGCAGTAAAGTATTTAACGCTGCGTGTTCCGACCGAACAAATAACTTACGTTTGTCCAATCCCTTGAGGTATCCTCTTCGAGCCGCTCCCGCAACTCTGTCTTTAAGAACTTTAAATGCAGGGAGATTATCGAAGAAAGATTGTCTAAGTCGTCCACCATCTTTTGCGTCTCCTCCAACCACTGAACCAAGTTTAGCGTCTCCTGCTCCGTATAAGAGTGCATAGATGAAAGTTTTTGCCTGAGGTCTTGATTCAAGTCCCGCAGCATTTTGATTTGCTGTGTGTATGTCTCCGTTGAGAAGTTCATAAGTAAAGCCCTCATCATCCA